TAATCTTGACAAGATACTCTGAAGCGGGGGCTGGATTCGAACCAACGACCTTCAGGTTATGAGCCTGGCATGCTACCGCTACACTACCCCGCATCAGAATATCCTATTTCTCTCTTACGCATAGACTTTAATCAAATGGTATTGGTTTTTCTGGTGTTGCTATCAACTCTTCTACTACAAATACGTCAAAATTCTTTTCATCTTCTGGATGTTTTATACAGTCCACAAACCATCCAAACTTATAACGCCAATGATAAAATTGTCCTTCATCGGCGTTCCAACGAGCCTCTGTGGCATTACGGCATTGACCACGATAGTAAGCACCGTGGATCAAATCCTGTCGAGCAATCTTTGCCTGATATTGATCTTCCATTATATTTTCCTTGTTGCTGTGTAGGCTCCGGCCACTTGCTGTCATACAAGCCCCGGAGTGGAATTCATCGTTAGCCATGTTCTCAGTCTGTAATGGCAGACAGTGTTGACCGATCAGGGCAATCAACCACCCACTTGCGTCAGCAGAGCAAGTTACCCCCGATTCAAAGCTCGGCAACTTATGACAAAACTTGGCCGGCCCCACTAGTGGGATACCATTTAAACTGGGCTGTCTTTTCGCGTTATATCCCAGTACCATGACTTGGCGGTCTCAAGGAGTAACGATCTCCTTCTTCAGCAGTGACAGTGCTGTGTGCGTCCATGAACACTTTGAGACCCAAATTAGTGACCCGGTTCGTAAACAGTATTGATTGATTTACAGGGGCGTCAGGCCTCCAATGGACTTTTTAGGGTGCCAATTCTTTTGACTATATTGAAACACACTGTTGAGATTTCACTTTTCAAGTCAGGGTCCGGATGACCAAGCGCCGCTTCTCGCAGGTAGAAAACAATGTGCTTCAATATAGTATGTTTGTGGTAAGGATTCGCACCTTACACCACGGTTGCCCTAAATTACTCGATGATAGTCTCAACCAGTGCGGCCGCACCTTCGAGTAGTTCCACCTTTCACCCAACCGTATATACCTGTCTCTTATACGACACAAACTTACCATATTAAAACTATATCAATATCTTCCTTCTCTGACAAGAAGGCGTTTCGCAGTGTGTCAGCACCACCGAATGTTGACTCCGATCAGGAGTATGGCACCCGTCGATATAATTTTAATATAGCGCCTTTCACAAGGCTTATATTTTGCTACTTGATTTGTTAAAGAACTGTAATTTCTTACTATACATGTATTATACGGTATTGTGAATTACCAGTCAACCAAAATACTGTTGCATATTTACAACAAATTATTGGCGGAAGGCAGAAGAGTCGAACTCCATCCCCGTTAGGAGAACCTGGTTTTCAAGGCCAGTCGCAGGACCATCCCCGCTGCATTACCTTCCATGTCTTGGTGGGAATGGTGAGACTCGAACTCACACGCCTTGCGGCGGCGGCTTCTAAAACCGCTTCGGCTACCAGTTACGACACATTCCCGTTGTTTGGGGTGCTGTATGGGACTCGAACCCATACTACGAGATCCACAATCTCGGGTGCTAACCGTTACACTAACGGCACCACGGTTCTTTGGTCCGGCCAGGAAGAATCGAACTTCCGTTTAGAGATTAGAAGTCTCCTGTATTTTCCACTATACGATGGCCAGTTGGTACGAGGGGAGAGATTCGAACTCTCATGCCTAACGGCGTCGGTGCTTAAAACCGGTGCGGCTACCTGTTTCGCCACCCTCGTATTGTTTGGTGCTCTTACCTGGTAACGATCCAGATTTTCCGCCTTACCAAGACGGTGTAATGCCTTTATACTATAAGAGCTTGGCAGGGGTACTAGGACTTGAACCTAGAACGACACAGTCAAAGTGTGTTGTGTTACCATTACACTATACCCCAATTGTTTGGTAGGCCCGGAAGGTAATGCTCCTTCTTTTGCGGATTAAAAGTCCGCTACTTTACTTTTAAGTTACAAGCCCATAATATGGCCGGCCCTGACGGATTCGAACCGCCAACTGCTGGTTTCGAAGACCAGAACTCTATCCAATTGAGCTAAGGGCCGATGTTTGGTACCCATGGGTGGAATTGAACCACCGTCGCTGCGTTATCAACACAGAGCTAAACCACTCAGCTACACGGGTATGGTAGGAGATACCAGGTTCGAACTGATGACATTCTGTGTGTAAGACAGACGCTCTACCAACTGAGCTAATCTCCTATTGTATGGTCGGAGTAGAAAGAATCGAACTTTCGAAATCTCGCTCCCAAAGCGAGTGACATACCACTTGCCGATACTCCGATAAAACTGGTGCTGGAGGTGAGACTCGAACTCACGTAGGTTTCCCGACGGCTTACAAAACCGTTGCAATTGCCGCTATGCGACTCCAGCGTTGAATTAATTTGGCAGTGAGTGTGGGATTTGAACCCACGGTACGTATTTCTACATACAACACCTTAGCAGGGTGCCGATTTAAGCCACTCATCCAACTCACTATAATTTTTTGGTGGAAATAGGTAGATTCGAACTACCGACCTGCGCCGTATGAAGGCGATGCACTACCGCTGTGCTATATTTCCAATGGAGCGGGATGAGAGAATCGAACTCTCAACTGGAGATTGGAAATCTCTAATTTTACCATTAAACTAATCCCGCACGGTTTGGTGGAGAATACTGGGATCGAACCAGTCGTGCCTGCGGCGCCGGATTTACAGTCCAGTGCATCACCATTGATGCTTCTTCTCCGTTACATGGTGGAGGATGAGAGAATCGAACTCTCTTGACCTACGTGCAAGGCAGGCATAATATCCAGTATATGAATCCCCCATAGTATGGCTCCGCGGCTAGGGCTTGAACCTAGCTAGTCTTTCGACACAGATTAACAGTCTGCTGCCACACCCGGCGGCTCCCGCGGAATAATTTATAACACACTCCGCCACGGCGATTTCACTCCCACCTGGTTCCAGAATGTGTATAGTCGAACACTCGGGAGTGAGACTTGCACTCACACAGCAGGCTCTCATCGTCCCGCATCCTAGCATTAGATCATCCCAAATGCTCGACTATATACTGATTTTTCACACTACACAAAGTGCTCCATCCTAGTATCCGCCCGTTCAACATGTTATCTTTATAGTGCCCTGTCATGGACCTCGTTTCCGAGACACTTAAAACAAAAAACCCTGGAGTTGTTAGTTCCAGGGTCTTAGATAAAATATAAAATGGATTAAATCTTATCTAAGACCCCCGGGTTCACGATTGCTGTTGCTGTCAATTGACATCGCTATCGTTGCAAACTGTAGCCAATTGGCCAACACGCCTGATGTTTTCGGCTGTGCATGTAAACAAGTGGTATAGTTTCTTAATTTCATAATATATCTAGTATAGTTTATTTAGCATTTTGTGTCAAGTATGTTTGGTTAAATAGTTGTTGCGTAAACGCAACAGATTTAATCAAGTTGGTTTTTTCAGTAAAAAAGTCACAATACATCTATCTGTCAAATGGAACCAGTCTGAGCCAGGCTTTATTACTCCTTGTTCTGTTATTTCAAATAAATTTTTAAAATTATTCTGCCAACGGTTGACCTCTGCTTCAAAACTAAATTCGGGATGGTTGCTCCAGACTACTACCGATACAAAAACATAATCTTGAGTTAAACGATGTAATTCATTTATTGTGTGTGCTAATAATTCTTCATTTAATAAATGTATTACAAGATTACACATTACAAAATCATACTGTCCGTCAGGATAATGATTGTATTTTTCAATGTAAGGATCATATCGTGTATACTGTATGTTGGGAAAATGCTGTTGAAGATTTTCAATAAATGTCGACTCACCGCACCCATAATCTAGTATAGTTTTAGGATTAATTTTAGGTATCAACTGCTGAATTGATACTCCTTCATGCAGGCGATAATACTTGGATCTCCCCCAGTCCAGTGGATATTGATCGGCAAATTCTCCTGAGTAGATTTTTTTTATATATTTGCCTAGGTCATCAAATCCCAGGGTTTTCATTATGTTTCTTTTGAAGATCATCTATTACCCTGGTCTAGGTCAGGTGCATCTCCAAGACAGTAGAACGGACTTAAAAATCCAACGAATCCCACTGCACAATCAAATTCTTTATTAAAATACTTGTCATCCACTGTGTTTTCAAGTAGCGTTAATCCTGCTTTCCAATTTATGTATGCTGTAGAATCTTTAAGATTTTTGTAGAACCAGTAGTCCATTTCTGGATAGAAATTATTAGTCGGCTTACTGACTTGGAATGTGGTTGGATCCCAATTGGTATAGATCAATGGTCTGATTATATGTTCAAATGTAGTGCGTTGTGCTACAGAGTGATTTGGCCATCGTACCAAATGTTGTAAAAACTGGTTTTGTTTTGCGGAAAACCAGTTTTTAATTATATGTGCTTGTTTATGTAAAATTTCAGGAAAATCTGGGGTCCAATAGAAATATTCATTGGTCAAGTTGTTGTATTCGTACATTACGGAATTAGAATGGTTGGCTTGAAAGTCGATGAAATATGCATACCATTTTCCATCTTTAATACAAATCTTGGGTTTGTCAATGCCATAAAGAATACAAATACTTTTCCCTGTATCGGCTAATTTATGGTGACCATCAAAACTGATATTATCATGTTTAAATGCATGACTTGGCTGTAAAAAATCTTTTGCTCTAAAAATCCATGTTTCGTCGAGATCTGCATTGATCATGTCTTGGCTAAAATCGTGAACAGTAATTTTAGTAGCGGGGCTTACCTTGGCGATCCATTTTAATGCAGGTTTTGTGGCATACTCATATTCACTTAGGAAGTTTTCTGGTTTACTATTATACGGATTTGGATCCATATTATGAGTACCTGATTCGGGATAACGAAATACTACTTCATCTAGAGTAATATTGTTAAGTAAAAAACTAAACAGTATTGTAGTGGAATCTGCTCCCCCACTAAACTCTAGTCTAATGTAATCATATCTGTCTCGTAGTTGCTGTGCCCGTAATCGATACATTTCGTTTATATCAACCTGTGGCTCTACTAGCCAATCAAGTGCACCAAACACGTCATTATTAAAATTCCAATGCGGAAATTGATTTGTTTTTGTTGCCAACATCAATGCATCAACTTTACTGTAGATGCATTGATCCCCTACAGTGTAAAACCCCAGCTTTGGATTGTTATCAAAGGTAAACAATATCAGTTTCCTATTTTTTTTATTTTAAAACAATTTCAGATGTAATTTGTTTCCAAATAAAATTTTGTTTATTAAACCATGGCTGTATGCGGTCGTCACTCATCTGATTGAGAGACTGACAACGATGGGCAAAATATGCCTTATCCAGTGCAGGACTACGTCCGGCTTTTACCAAAATATCACGCCATTCTTTTGCCTTTTTGGCCGGCACCTGATTGGAGATGACCAGGTGCGATGGTGCATTCATTTGGCTTAGTATTTTTGGAAATCCATTACTGACTAGTGTTGGAATTTTATCAATGGCTTTTTCGCCGGTGATGCCTAGGTTATACAATTTATTTTTTTCTTCTGTGGCAGTTACATATTGTTCGCTGTCACCTATAAAAGCCACTGAGAAATCCGTAGTGCCACTCAGCGTTGCTAAAACAGCATCAGTTGTACTTTTAAAAGGAACCACAATCATATTGGGATATTTTTTAGCAACCTCGGTGGCCACTAAGTGAGTGGTAATACCCAGTCCACTGACAGAGATTGTCAGTGGCCGATCAGTGGGGACATCTTTCCACGATTTATATTTCTTAGCAAATACACCAAGCGGTGCATCGCAGTCTGGCATCAACTGCTGAAAATCTTCCACACGATGACTTTCGTTGGGGAAAAAGTTTGGACGAATCCAAAACGCAGAGCTGGTTGCTAAAATGGTATTTGGAGTTTTAGCAACATACTGAGCTGCAATACTAGCACCGGCACCAGGTTTGGTATCAAAAATAAATGTGTATTGGTCCTGAATCTTATTTGCTTCTTGTGCCAGTGTGCGACTAAAATTGGCGGCTATATCACTTGGGCTCCAGCCATATATAATTGTTACTGTTTCTCGGGCGTGAGTGGTTAATGTGAAAGTGGCTAGCAAAATTGCTAAAATTTTTTTCATAAATTTCCTTTGATTTAATTTATTATATTATACTTGATACTTGTTGGTAAGTCAATTGAACAATTACTTTTATTAAAATCGAACAGTGGTGTTGCAGAATGTTGCCTGTCAACGACGGCGTCGTGGTTCACTTACACCACGTGGTACTCGACGTGATTCTGAAAACCTTAATTCATCTGATGCTGGTCCAGCAACTGGTACCGGAGCGGCATTGGGTTGTGCCGGGGGTGTTGGTGCAGTTGCCGGGGGAACTTGAGATTTTTTACGAGCGCCTAATTCTGGAAATACTTTCATTAATCTTGTTGGTAATTTATCAGGTGCAACTCCATGTGATAAATCTGCTGTTATAGTATTAGCAACTTGTAAAATAGTCTCAGGATCAGTGACTCCGTAGTGACTGCAGATCTGTTCTGCGTATTTTGCTATGCTTTTCTTACGCTCAGCCACAGTTTTGGCCGACACAAGTGCATCGTCATTGGCCTTAAATTTTCCAGCACGAACCGGGCCAGATCCCGGTGCTAGTATCACTTGTGGCATCATTTCGCTTTCGGGAGCATATATATAAGTAGTACCAACTCCAATGTTACCATTCATTTCCGCATAGTCCACAAAGTACTGTAATTGCTCTGTGGGCAAATCCAGTAACAACATACCTGCAAATGCCGAATACTTTTTATAATTATCGTAACCAGTACTAAGATAAGAATTGACCACGGCACTGGCATCTCCCGACATCAATGCCTGTTGATATAAAGAATTATCTACAAATTTAAATGTGCAATCGGCAATTTTTTTAGCCGTTGCCCGTAATTTTTTTGGATCAATTTGGGGACGAATAGAGTCAACCCAATATGATGTGTTAATTCGATCAGGTATTGCAGTGGGATCAATGTTTGAATTTTCTACTATCGCTGTAACAATACCTTGCAGGTCTAATTTAGCTTTGCGAGCATTGATCCAACGCCCACCTTTGCTTGCACGAGCTTTGACTTCTATAGCTTTCTTTTTAACTTGGATGTCTCCACCGCCGCCAGAATATCCCGACCAAACAATTTCTGGGCTTAACACTGCCAATGCCACTTCGCAAGGACCAACACCTTGACTTGTTAGGTCTAGACTGAGTTGTTTAAATAATTCTAAGGAAAACCCGGTACCAACCAGTTCTGACAGCGAATGTAATTTTCCATCCAACAATAGAGATGAATTAATTACTGAACCCGAACTATATTTGTCTAAGAAAGCATTTTTCTCTTCGATTGGCGATTCGATGCTTATTATTGCTGATACGATTTTTTTCAAAAAAGGTTGAGCATCACCGTCTTTACCAATGACACTTTTAATACGGTCATCAATATTTCCAGCTTTAAGTGTATTAAGTACTCGTTGCAATACTGCAAAATCATCTGTAGCATGAACTACTTTGATAATTTCTTTTTTAAGTTGTGGGTCTTCAAATAAATTAATTAGTTTTCTTAAATCGGTCATAGTACAGTATTTAGCTTTTTGCAAAGTAGAAATCTCTATCCAGCCACGTAAATACCAGCTCTTCTTGCCGCACATAACCGTAGCGATTTAACGATTGTTTTACACTGTCGTTGACTAAATTTAAATCAGCTAGGTCGTGCCACGACGTGGTTACAGGATCCTGTGGATCTACGGTTTTATACACTGCCGCTGTGAGCCAATCGCGATCATCGGTCATGGAAAAATAACTGTCTTTGCAGTCAAATCCCGACACAGCCAACATGTACATTAGATTACAAATGTTGTAGTGATAGTAACAACCACTGTGGCTTTGTGTGTTTAATCTATTGTAGTGATAGGCCTGGTGCAAGGGCAAACTCAAAATCAACATGCCATTTACATTCATGTTTTGATTCCAGACAGCAAGAGTCTGCAAGGGATTCAACGCATATTGAAAAGCATCATGACACCAAATCAAGTCAATTTGTCTGGGAATCAGTCTGGTACTGAAATCGCCCTGTACGGGAACCACATTGGAGTTAGACAACACCGACGGCTCAATTTGCTCCGTATTGAGATCCACAGCATAACAGGTGTAATTGTGCGGTTCAGGCGGATCTTGTCTATCCTTCAGGGTAGCCCACCATGCTGTATCCAGTCCTGCCCCCGAACCCATGTCAGCAACAACTTCTAAACTGTATAAAAAATCATCATATTCATACAACATCTTGAACGTTTCAAGGCTGTGTGCATGACTGGCATGTGCGTTTTTAAACTGTGCCATTTTGTAATATTTCCATAATTAATTTTTCTTTGAGAGCATTGAGTCTGGGCTCAAGTTGATAGTAGGCTTCGGCTATTTCATTGTCTGTGCCCCACGAACGTTGTGTGGCCAAATGACATGCAAATCTTCCCACTGCGTCTTTTTCCAACTGTACGTCCACTGCATGGTCTCGTGGCTTAGCCAGACAACAACAGTTGTATTCTTCTAACAACACATCTGCCCGAGTTTTCCAGTCCATCATACCACAATGTCCTCCATACCTGCTGTACGCAGTCTCACTACATGTCCCAGCATGAAATTTTTACTCTCAATCCCCTTCATCACTCCCAGCCACTTGTTACGAAGCAAGGCCACCTCATTGATTATTGTTTCCATATCAATCACTTCATCTTCGGCTTCGGCATACTTTTCAGCATCTCTACTGGTCAGTGCCCTGGCATAGGCTTCAAGATATTTTTTATAGTGTGTTTGACGAATCCTTCTCAACTGTATGTTGAGAAATTCCAATACTGCTTCAATTTCTTGCAATTGATTGAATCTGTGTTCTGTTTCTCCGGGCAAGTTACTTAAGGCCCGTTCCACATTGCCACGTATTTTAATTTCTGATTTGGCCGCAAGTAGTTCGCCTTCATAGTATTCTATAAAAGCAGGAATTTCTCCCAGGTTGGCTACTACTCGATTATACCACATGTGCTACCTCTTGTTCTAACCACGGAAATGTTGTGCGCCAATCGGTATTGCGTCTACGATCTAGCTCTGTTAAGTATACTATCAATTTTAAAATTTCGCTAGTATTTTGGCTAGAATTACTAATTTGTAAACGTATACCATTCATATACTCTTTTGATATTAGATCGGGCATTTCATCTAGTATATCTCGAAAATACAAATCAAATACATTGCCTAGTATGTCTGGATTCATATAACTGGGTTCTGTCACGGACATAAAGTATTGTCCGATTGGACGTTGACGTCTGAAACTGTTTACGTATTTACACAATTCTAAAGTGGTGGGAATTGATAATACTGATACAGTTTGATTTATGTTTAGAGTTATCCACTTTTCATTTACAAGGAATTCGAAGTTCCTTTGCCATTGGTCTAGGTTTAATCCATGTCTGATATACTCTTGTTCCGTCCCCCAACAATCAATGCTGGCTGTTATGTCTAGGCGTTTGATTTTACGTTTTGCTACTAGTTTTTTAATACGCATGATTTGTGATTTAAACTTGTCGGGGTCAATCATCAAATTACTAATTATGTTAAGCTCTAATTCTCGATTGACATGAGAGTTTAAAAAATCTAAACATACATTAAACTGCGGTTGATAAAAAGGTTCTCCACCTAATATGTGTAGCCTATGTAGGCTTGAGTAATGCCGATCCATCCAAGTCCAAAAGCCATTGGTAATTTCCTCAAACCTATCATTCTTTTTTGATGTATTTTCTATCACTAATCCGGACTGTTCAAAACGTCCAAACTTAGTATTTTCATGTTGTATCTTACTACTAAATTTATCAGTACAATAAATGCAACTCATGTTGCATACGTTATCAAAATAAACTTCAAGTATCCTGGGAGTTACTTCTATTGCTGTGGGATTAGTATCTAATTCTTCTGGCACCAAATTGGGTATTTGTAAATGCATCATACGGTCACTAGATCCGCCGGCATGTTCTATCTTGCTACAGTACTCACACCCACCTGCGGGCCACTTGCCTTCTAACATTAAACGACGATCGTCCAACTTCTTTGGGGTGTTATGAAAACTATCAAAGTTATCTATAATAGAACTTTTATCAACACGATGACAACTATTTGTATTTGCTTCGTACAAATATACACTACTCCATGTCCATTTAAGCTGACATGCTGTTGCTGTTTTGATTGGAAAATATTTATTCATCAAGCCAATTTATAAAATGGTAGGGAAAATTACGTAACTCTAAATTTCTAATTTCTGCAAAACGATAAATGTATTGTTTTGCCTTTTGTTTTTGTTCTGTCGTGGGTTCTACAGCAAGGGTTGTTGCTAGATCTGGCATTTGATGACTGTAAATTAATTTACTGTCGGGATCTAGTACGCTGGCACTTAGATAGTCGGGATCTGTGCAAAAATTCATTAAATCGTTATCTGTTCCAAACTCCTGCCGGAACTGGTATAAACCATGTACAGTTAAATTACTAACCACTGTGCAAAATCTATAACTAAATCTTTTCTGTATTAATTCTAAATTACGTAAAAAGTTTTTCCATGTGTTACCATAGCGATTAAACTCATACAATCTATCTACAGTTTCTGCACTAACCGTAAATGTCACAGTATCAGGTAATGTGTCTAGTATTCGTTCTAATCTTTTTGAATCAACACCAAGCCCAGTGAATATATCCACTGGTCCCGATAAACCGGCGACCAACTCTGCAAGTCCATTGTATAAAAATGGTTCTCCGCCAGTGATCTCAATTTGATTGGCAGTTTTAATATTGCGTATTTCATCAACTATCAATTGATAACTAGCACTTTCTTTTATTGCCTTTTGCCCCAGACTCAACACAATACGATCATTGTTGTTAATAGCGAATCTAGTTTCATCTAGATACGGTCCATTGACGTCAATGTCTCGCAACCATGCTGTACTGTACTGTTTGGCACAATAACTACAGGTTAAATTACAGTCGCTACCTAGATTGATATGTAAGGTAGTTGGGGTCGACACTAGATCTGTATGTGTCTTGACCGTTGACCCCATTGTGGTACGTCGACTGGGCAAACCAGCCTGTTCTGCCTGCCAGCAAGTATCCTTGCAACTGGCAACAGGCTGGTTGTCTAACATTTGCTGGCGACCGGCCTGTAAAACTGGAATATTAAACAACTGTCCGGGATTGTTACTCAGCCAGGTTAAATCTATTTTATCAGGTGTAGCAGCACAACAAGAGGCAATAGAACGTCTTTCGGGCTCTACTGTCATCCACCAAAACTTTTGAGAACAGTAATAGTATTCAATAGTCTTCGTCTTCATCTTCCTCTTCTTCGTCCGCCACATACTCTTTAAGAGCACGTTTTAGAGTAGTATCAGTGCTACCAAACTCTTTAAGTTCTTGGTCACCCAACATATCAACCATGACACTCATTAAGTTGTCGGCTGCTTCTTGGCGGTCTTTAGCGGGTATATACTGTTTCATAATGGTATATAATTCACCGAGTACATCAACATCTATGGTCATTGTTCGATTTCCTCTGTTGGTTGTTCTGCTTCTTTTTTATGCGGATTTGCTGTAAAATCTGCCATTACCTTGTCAAGTGCTAAATCATCGTTACGATCCCAACCCTTTCGGAACTTTTTAATGATTTCACCTGTGGACAATGTGTACACCAGGCTGTTGCCTTCTTTTTTGAGTAAACCTTTGCCTTCAAACAAGTCCACTAGTCCCGAATAAGGGTTCATACCTTCCTCGTAAGGGATCTTAACCTGCACTGATTCAAAAGGTTTGGCATAGCGTGTTTTCATAATCTTACAAGCGGCACGGATACCTTTTACTTCTGAAATCTTGTTACCGTCTTCGTCTTCTTTAAGCTTTAACTTACGCATTGCCACTACAATTGAACTTGCATAGATAAAACCTTGACCGCCTGAGATCTTGTCATCGGGATCAAACATGTCTTGACTGGCATAGGTGTGTGCAGTGGTCACTAGGCCAATGTTCAAACTACCAAACATGTTTACGCAGTTACGAACCAGTGCAGCCAAGGCCTTGGGCTTACGGCCCATGTCACCTTTCATGTCACCAGCCTCAAATTGATTGACATCTGTGGGGGTGAGTAACATGCCCAAACTGTCAACTACAAACAACACCTTGGGACGTTCTAGTTCCGGTAATGTTTTATATTCTTTAACAAACTCTGAAATCATTTTACCTACATCATCGATCATAGCCATATTTAGTTTAAGTAACTTGTCTTCGCTGGTGTCTACATCTAGTGCATGTAGCCATTTTTCATCCAGAGCATTTTCGCTGTCAACTAATATAACATAAATGCCTTGCTTCTGTGCATTGGCGACCAAGTTGCCCGAGCAAATAAAACTTTTTCCTGCACCGGATTCGCCGGCAAACACAGTGACCTTGCCCAAAGGAACACCTCGGTTAAAGTCTCCCGAGATCAAATAGTTTAATGCATAATTATTTGTTGAGATCCAGTCTGTGGGATCTGTAAATCCCACACTGATTCCGTCGATACTCTTGGTAATGCTTTTTCTAAATTTACTTACATCAAACGGACGATTTGCCATTTTATTTCCTTTTTAAATATGATTGTCTTCCTGCATTGTACTGCTATTTTTGAAAAACGTCAACTACTACATTTCTTTTTATTAATTCTATAAAATCTTCTTGGTGCTCGGCCTTTGGTGCACAAAAGCCACAATAGCATACTTTCTTTTTACATTTGATTACAGGCATTGTTTCAGTTTTGAACTGGTTACGTAATGTATCCATAATTTTTTTAGTATCGTTTACATTGCCTAATGGTTCTACTTGTCCAGTGGTACTCATACGGCAATCTTTATTTGTAAACACTGCACCGTCGAGCTGTCTTACATACAGAAAAAACCAATTTACACTGCAACTCCACCCTTCAAATCCCTGCCGTGGAACAAAACTTACGTTAGATTTTAAATCTCCATTAAGGCTTAATTTTCTACCACCGCAACAGGCACGACCTTCATCTATGCTTTGTACTTTTTCTGTTTGACCAACTTGGTCTAATATTTTTGTATAATCAACTTGGTAGTTTGCCGGTACCTGAGCGATCCAAAAAGTTTTTAATTTATTAAATTGTTGGTGCGTATAAGGATCGTATATAGCAACTGGCACATCAAAAGGTTTTGGAACATATCTAATTTTGTGTTGCTTACAAAACTCAATAATTGTTTCAGCATCTGTAAACAATTCTGTATTGGTATGCATCATAACTACACATTTAAAACGTTTATTATGTTGCTTGAGATATAACACATTGTCTCGGTATTGTTGTTTTTGTTTGGGTAAGTTTTCCGTATGGTAGCTCACTGTGAACTCGTCTACTAAGGGAACTATGCGTTCCCATTGATTCTTACCAACTATGCCATTGGTGGTGCAAGTAATGGTTAAATACCAACTGTCTTGGTACTGTGTGTATCTACTGCGACATTGCTGTAGTATTTCCACAATGTCAGGATGGAACAGACTTTCTCCGCCATAGACATTTAACACTACTTTACGTTGCGAGGGTTTTTTATACTGCATGTATTGATCCACGTACTCATACATGAAGTCAATGGTTTTCAAACATTCCTCCACGGGCGGATGCTGGGTAGTGTTGTCGTGTCCACCATCAATACCTGTGCTACAATAACTGCAATTTAAATTACATAATTTAGTTAATTCCCAGTCCAGTAGAAAGCTGGGAACATTGGCGGGGTCGAGAGCAAAACCAATTGAATTTATGTTCATTATTGTATAGTTATCGTGTTATTTTGTTGTTGCAAATTTCTATAAAAAAGTTCTCTAATGTTGGTTAATTCCTGTTCATAGTTGGAAAAATTAGCCAAGTTCAATCGACTGCCTGCGGGCACAACGTTGTTGTGTTTGCAAAAATCTAAATATTCAACCGGAGCAGTTCCTGTTGTTGGTCTAGACACACTGATTTTTATCTCCGACCCAATTTGTGCATAATCGTTGGTGTCTGCACTGTGGAAATCATTGTCAAAATTCTTCCACTTGTCATAAGTGGTTCTTCCCTGTTGAGAAAACAGTATAGATACGTGACTGTGATTGAAATTTAATATGTCAACACCAAACGGATTAGGCGTTTCCCAATACTGTGTTCCCCAATATTCAAATTGAAAATCCAACTCAATTGCATGTAACAGTTTATTAATTTGGTTCCATGCATCAAAATATTGTGTATCGATCGATGCCAATACTGTTGGTAAACTGGGCAGGCGTTGCACTGTTGATACCCAGGTTCTATGCAGGCAATTTAACACTGCTTGATCAAATAAATTTGCAGTGACAAATTCATCAAACTCTGAAATTTTAAATTTTGATTTTAATAACGAATTTACTAGAACAATATTATTCAATAAATCATCGCGACAATTTACATTCAACTTGGTATGCTGTAGTGCAAGATTGCTGTTGAAAGATTGTGTCCAATAGTCCGCAAACTCTACATTACAAGCATCTAATAATAGTTCGTCGCCACTCTGAAGCCAAATTAATTTCATATGTGATAAAAAGTAGACAGGACCGGGTCCTGCCTACAATCAAATATTACTGCTTTTGACGATTGCGAATCTGTGCCAAAATGTCTTGAGCACTTTGCGGTTTAGCTGGTGTTGCTTGCACAGGAGCAGTGGGAGCCGGTGCATCATCTTCGTCGGCATCAAACGGACTGGCTGTTGCAACAACAGACTTTGCCGCTGGTGCACTTTCGTCAACTGCCGGTACAGCACCACCTTTGACCTCTAAACCATAGGGCTTGTAGTATGCACCCCAACGTTCTGCATCATATGGCTCACCGTTGACCGAAGCTTCAAACATTTCTTTCATGACCTTGAGTTCAACATCGCTGGGCTTCTTGGGTAAAAAGTCTGCCAAGTTATACAAGCCGTGAGCGTCAATTGCTGCTTGCTCGTCTGCTGTGAGTGCCGTTTCTTTACGTGCCCATGTTGATGTGTTGTAGTCAGCATAGCCACCTTTTGAAGTTTTCTTGATGTTGAAGTCAAGTCCACCTGTGTAGTCAGTTGGCAAGTTTTCCATTTCTGGATCCATCAATGCATTTTTAATCAAGTTAAAAATTTGTGGGCTGATGACGAATCTACGTATAGGATTGGCAGGAGTCTTGTCATCACTGAGTGGGTTTTCTTTTACAAAACCTTGAAACAGGTAACTGCGTTTTTTCCAATACTTGCGACCCATTTCTTCCAAGTTGGGATCTTTGAACCAACCACGTACTTCTGCCAAGATTGGACAGTTTTCGCCTGTGCCGTACATTTCCACACAGGGAACCTGTACCACAATGGGCTTTGAATCTGTGTGGCCTTTTACGCCGGCAAATGGCAATTTGATCATGGCACGTTCAACCCAAAAGAATGAATTGCCGGTGTTGCCATCGGGTAAAAATCTTAGTCTTGCTGTGGTGTTTTCTGGAATGTTCCAGTGTGCGTAGATGGCATTGTCACTGCCTCCACTTGATGATTCGCCGCTTTTGCGACCTTCAGTTGATTGTAATTTTGCTCTAATTTCTGCTAAAGTCATGGCCATAATGTTTTCTCCTTTAAGATGGTCTTTGTGTGTTGCATGCCTAGATATATTCTAGCACTCCGCTAGTATATAACATGTATATTTATGATGTCAAAGAAAAAGGCACAAATAATTGTGCCTTTTGGTGAAACAAACAATTATATCTTGTGCTTTTTTTTAATATGGGGCTGGCTTGCCCTGTTTGATGGCGGCCTTGTTTGCAATATATTTGTCTAAGTCGTCTGGACCAGTGGATGGTTTGTAATTTTTCCTAAAATTTGCATCGCTTTTTATATCATCAGTTAAAACTCTTAACAAAACCAAACCTATAACCAATGTAACCAAACCAATTCCGGTGCTTATGCCACCCGCACCAGCTATGGCCATTGCACCGCCGCCGATGGTTGATCCTATACCGGTTAAACCAGTCAATATTCTAGATTTAATATCGCTGCCCAAAAGTACCATTTCACTTACGGGCTGTGCACCAGCAACAGGTTGGCTACCATTGGATTGAATTGCCTGTTGCACGTCTTGTTGAGTAATACCCAATGCTTGAACTAATTTCATGGCATTTTCTTTAGTAGGGGTCAAGTCGCCACCGGTGGCTTGCTGTGCTATGCTGGCAATTTTTTGTAAATCCTCAGGTGAAAGTAATTTTTGTATAGCTTTTGAAAAAGCTGATTTTATTGTGTCCATTACACCCTCATCCAACTGTTCTGGTTGTTCGGCTTCAGTGATCAAATCTGCGTATCGTCTAAAAAATTTTGGATCCATGGTACATATTCCTTGTTGTCGTTAATATATTTATTTCTTTATTTCTTCAATCCTGCCAGACTTCGTAAAAAGTCCAAAGGATCTGTGTCCTCATTGGCTGTGTTGACCGCTGGACTGGGTTCTGCTGTGCCCACTGAACCATATTGTTGATTCTGTGCCGCTGTGTCGGCCTGCTGTTGTGCCACTGCCTGATCTTGTGCCGCCAGTGGTGCGGTATCTTGTGTGTAATTTTGTGTGTACTTTTCTGCCAGGTCTGCGAATCCATGATCCATTAACCATTCCATTACATCCGGCTTACAGTCAGCATCCGGCCCTTCCTCTGCGGCACGGGCTGAGATTCTATCGTACAACTCATCATCACCTATGATGTCGTACAGTTGTCCAATGGCATCATCACCGTTGTCGCCTGCACGTAGCACAGGTCGACTCATTAAGCTGTCCAGTTCTCTAACTTCTACATCATCGTCAGGAGCAGCCCAAGTGCCTTCAGCAACGCCTGTGGCCCATGACTCAAATTCTTCTGACATGGGTGTTGATTCAGCCTGATGTCGGCGCCACGCACGATACACATATGGTAGTGCTTCATCAAATCTGTCATTGTAGACTTTTCTAGCAAAACGTTCGCGGAGGCTGGCCACATCAATGTCTTCTTCAATGTCTTCTTCGGGTGTGTATGTTTCTTGAAAGTAATTGTAAGCACGTTCGCTGGCCAAATGACGCAGGCGATTTTTTAATTCACTGTAGTGACGCACTGCTGCCTGTGCCATTTCTCCAGTTTCTTGATCTTCAAACTGTCTACGCTGAGCTCCACGTACAAAGTGTGCCATGCTTTTCATTTCTTGGCACATGGCAGTGATGGCTTCGCCCAGTTCATCTTCAACTCTACCACCTTGACTCACATGTCGTGCCATGGCTCTAGCATAGTGTAGGTTCTTTTCTGGTAATAAAAATCTCTCGCCCAGGTGTGTTTCAAGAAAAACATTTTCAATATTTCTAGTTCTAGCACCACGCTTTTCCTCGTCTACTTCACTGAGATGACGCACAACAATTCTAACAGGACCACACTCTTGATAACTGCGTCTGGTAGTGCCGTACATGCGACCTTCGGTAACAGAAATGTCATCTGTGCTCAGTGTGGCATCATTACGACTTTGTTGACGTATGTCTTTTGATTGTAAATTGCTTTTGGCAATGTCTCTGGTGTCAAAACTCAACATGTTTCTCTTGGCAAATTTTCTCAAGCTCAATAAAAACTCATACCACTCGGACTCGGCTGAACCCGATTCTGCATCCAATTGATGTATGCGATCGACTATGTTTTTACTGTAGTAAATCTTCAATGAAGATTCGTCTATCAAGCTGATGGTGATATTACCAACTTTTTTACCGTCTACAGTATAGACAAAGTTAAAAAATCTAGCTTTGGTTGGGTCTGTGGTGGCTTTTGAATTTTCATCGCCTAGACGTACATCTTCAAATCTAGTGCGGATTTTTTCAAATAAAGCTGTTGCGATATTTTCTATTTCTCTCATACTGTATTTAGTCGTTTACATCATTATAAATGGCATTGGTAGAATCATGTCTTCCTGTCCACGCAGGGTTTCGTCTAGATCAGCGTCAAATTCCTGTACTGCCTGTATCATTCGTATGGCTAAAATTATGCTCATTACCAAGTCATCAGTTTCGCCCGGTTTGGCGGCAAAACTGGTGCCGTGTGCCACAAATGTTTTGAGCTCGCTGATCAAGTTTTTACTGGAGATCTTTAATTTGCCGTTTTCAATCCAGCTTTTTAACTTGCTACAGGCAGCAATTTTACTACGGTTTGTGGTGGTGAATCCTCTGCGGAATTGCCTGCCGGCGCCCACACGAGCAGACTCTGATAAAAATATACCACGTATGTGTTCCTCGCCGGTGTGTGCTATTTCCACCAAGGCAGCTTCGCCCAAGGAGTTGTTTTCCACACTGTAGTATATGGCTGTTTCTGTTTTGATGGTGTCGTATATGTGTTGTGTGATGGCCTGTAGTATTTTGACCTGCTGTTGCACCGGTGTTTTATTGTGTTGCCATTCGGCCACCTGTTGCATGCTGGGCAGTTCAATCACTTGTATGGCCGCTGGATCACTACCAGTGCCCAGACTGGGGTCTAAACTCACAACATAGGTACTGCCCGCCTTGGGTTTTTGATACCAACGCACCTGTCCTTGACGCTCAATGGGATCTACACCTGTCATTGTTACCAAATGTAGTGGGTTGATTAATGTTTCATCGTGTATAATGAATTCGCAGTTCATTTCTCTGCGGAAGCGATCTTCGCCCAACTGTGCTTGCATTTGATCAGCCCAGGCTTGATCTCGATCTGGATGCTCTTCCCAACTGCTGCGAAATGCTCGAAATCCATTTACGCCCAACTCAGTTTCATTGCCGTATTCATCAATGGTCTTGTTTGCACCTTTCCAAATTTGTGCAAATTGATCTTCATCACTGTTGGGGGT